TACAGAACATTCCTTATAAAAACATTAACTCTATTGGTAAGCAGTGGATTAGAAGATTCGCACTTTCCTTATCAAAAGAGATGTTAGGGCTTATTCGTTCAAAGTTCTCGTCTATCCCTATTCCAGGTAATGACATTTCAATGAACGGTGATGCTCTTGTCTCAGCAGGCAAGGAAGAGCAGACAGCACTTCGTGATGAACTAAAGACAACTCTCGACGAATTAACTTATAGCAAGTTGTTAGAGTCAGATGCAGAAACAGTCGAGAACTCAAACAGAGTAATGGTAAAGATTCCAACAGCCATTTTCACAGGATAAGGAGGTTCAATAGATGTCAGACGAATGGTCACAACCAGAAGCTCCACCTCCACCAATGTTCACTGGTAAGAAAGAACGAGACCTTGTAAAGCAAGTTAACGACGAACTTATCGAAAGAGTCATAGGTCAGACAGTTGCTTACTACCCAATAGATATGAAAGCTTCCAACTTCCATTCTCTCTACGGCGAAGCTATTGAAAAGACTTTCCTTCCACCAATAAGAATCTACGCTCTTGTTGAAAAAGCCGAGACTGATAGAACTTATTCTAACTATGGGGTTGACAAAGTGCAGAACATTGTGGTACACTTTCATAAGCGTAGATTAACAGAGGACCAAGACCTCTTTGTCAGAGAAGGCGACTTTCTTCTTTATGATAATCAGTTCTACGAGATTTCAGATTTATCTCAACCAAGATATCTTTTTGGTCAAGAAGGTCAGAAGTTTGAAATAACAGCAACTTGCAGAAAGGCAAGAGAGGGTTCATTCGATGGCAGATAAGCCTTTAAAGGAAATTTCAGTTTCCCCAACAACAATTGAGAACGTTGACCAAGCAGCCTTTGACTGGCTCAACGGTACCCTTGATGTTAAGACAACGACGAATAAGGGCTTTAACAAGGTGCCTGTTCAATGGGTCGCTGGAGAGAAGTCTCATCAGATAAAGAACAATCCGTCCCTTAGAGACTCTTCTGGAGCCCTTATTCTGCCTCTTATAACACTTGAGAGAACGGCAGTGACAAAAGACCCTGCTCTCAAGGGTACCGCTTGGGGCAACATTCCTAATATGAAGGACAACAAAGGCGGAGCCATTACCATTGCGAGAACAATAAAGCAAGACAAGACAGGCAACTTTGCCAATGCTAAGTCAAAGCAAAGAACTGGTAAGTTAAACTTTAGAACAAGAAAACAGGAAAAGGTTGTCTATGAAACAATAGATATTCCAATGCCTGTCTACATTGAAGCTTCTTATAAGATTTCTTTAACAGCAGAATATCAGCAGCAGATGAATGATATGATTCAGCCTTTCATCACAGAACCAGGCGGAAGAAATTATCTTATCATCGAGAACAACGGTCATCGCTTCGAAGGCTTCATTAGCTCAGACTTTTCATTAGAAAACACTGTAGCTGACATGCAGGGTGAAAGAAGATATGAGACAACAGTCGAGCTTAAAGTTATTGCAGCCCTTATCGGCGATGGTCCAAATCAAGAAACTCCAAAGTTTGTGAGAAGAGAAAACGCTGTTGACTTTAAAATCCTACGAGAACGTTCGATTCTCGACCCCACTATTAAGCCTGAACGACTTTCATAGTTCGCCGAAATAAAAATCAAAAGCAAAAATGAGTTTGGGGCTTCTAATGACTATTTATTAGAGAAAACCATCGTCTAAAGCGATGAAACATAAGTATTTCCATTTTATTCAAGGAGAAGTAAAAAATGTCCATAAAGAGTTTTAAGTTTGTGTCACCTGGTATTTTTATCAACGAGGTAGACAATTCACAACTTCCAAGACTGCCTGAAGAATTAGGTCCAGTCATCATTGGTAGAGCAGAAAGAGGACCAGGAATGGTTCCAGTAAAGATTGATTCATTTTCAGATTTCGTCGAAACTTTTGGTAATCCAATTGCAGGCGGTGAAGGTGATGATGTTTGGAGACAAGGCAACCGTCTTGGACCAACCTATGCGGCATTTGCAGCACAAGCTTACTTAAAGTCTGCTTCTCCTATCACGTTTGTTCGTCTATTGGGCGAAGCCAACGCCAACGCAACAGATGAAGGCAAAGCAGGCTGGAAGGTTAACCACGCCTACGGTCTTTTCGTCGGCGACAGTTCTGAATCAGCAGACGACCGCCACCTCGCAGCAGTTATCTACTCTGACAATGCTGACCTTGGATTGCTCAATGGCGCTGCCGTAACAAATGATGACTTCACACTTGCTGATAGTGGAAAGATTATTTTCGCTGATTCAACGGGAACTTCAGCTACCTCTGCAAAGGTTGATTTAACAATCGACACTGCAATCGCTGGCACAGGCGCAACGATGGACCTTGAGATTGAATCGGTACCATCCGATATCGATAACTTGAGTATAAAGAACGCAAATGTCACCGTCGGCGGCGGCGCAAGCGAGCTTGCATTCACCTTCAACAGTGGCGCAGCAGTCGGAGTTAATACCCCCACTAGTGGTGGCACTGGCTCCCCAAGCATAGAAATTGGCACAAGCGGCGCAACGGCAGATGACGTCGCAACACAGATTGCAACGGAGATTACAAGTTATAATGCGACTTACGCTGGTGAGTTTCCTGTAACGGCATCTGCAAACACCGACGGCGACCAGCCAACTATCAACATGGCACAAAAGAGCACAACAGGCAGTCTCTCAGATGTAGGCGGCATTGATGGTTTTATCAATACGTTTCCATCTGGCACCGAACGAATCAACTTTGTAGATGGAACTTCTGGCGTTGTAACTTTTCTTCTAAGAGACACCGAACCCGCAAACTTCACCATAAGTCTTGACCCCACAACTCCAACGAGTGCATATGTCGCCACTACCCTAACAGTAGGTCTCCAAGGACATTCGAGCACATCCGCACAGGCAACAGCACTGGCAGCGGCAATAAATCTACCAGCCTTCGTTGCCACAGTTACAGCATCTCCTTCAGGGTCAGTTGTTTCTTTGGTGCAAGATGACACAGGCTCAGTAAGCAACATCTTAGGGTTTCTCCCCACCAGCCCCATGCCATCACAAATTACTTCTAGCGGCTTTGTCAACGGCGCAGCAGCCGTTTTGAACTATTCAAAGACAGTTTTCAACTTTGACGAGAACTCAAAGCTTTACATCAGAAACGTTCTTAACACGAACCCAGTGTTGACGAATGATGACGTCACAAACACTGAAGCTCCTACTGCTAAACAGAACTATTGGTTAGGTGCAACTTTCGATTCATCTTTGAGTGACCCAACTAAAATTGAGGAAGGTAAAGTTTCTAATATTGACAAGGCAAGACTTGTTAAGCTAGGCGCAGTCCTCGGAACATCAGACGGAAAGTTCAATGACATGAACTTATCAGCACAAGCTCCATCTACCCCAATGGTTGTTTCACAATATACAGGACTTCCCGCAGAGTTCACTCCGCAGACCCCACAGGTTCAGAGTCTCTTTAAGGTTCACGCACTCTATGCTGGCGAATGGGAACAAAAGAATTTCAAGATTTCAATCTCAGACGTCGCTGGACCAAAGAACTCTTTTACGAAATATGGAACATTCTCTGTAATCGTTCGTGATGCCAAAGACACTGATGCAGCGCCTGTTGTTTATGAGAGATTCTCAAACTGCGACCTTGACCCAAATTCATCAAACTACATTGGTGTAAAGATTGGTGACATGAAGCAGGTCTGGAGCCCCACAGAACTTCGCTACATCGAAGAGGGGCAATACCTTAACCAGTCTAGATTCATTAGAGTTGAAGTGGTGGACGCAGTAGAGTCAGGCACAATTAACGCAGAGCTTCTTCCTTTTGGATTTATGGCTCCAAAGACCTTTGCAGACATTATCGACACTCAGACCTACAAATTCCCTCAGTTATCACTTCGAGGAGACTCAAGAGGAACAAAGATTTCATCCCCTTCACAGGCATTCTTCGGAATCACCACAGAAGATTCTAGTGAAAGATTTGACCCTTCCTATGCTGATGCAACAAGAAGACTCGTTAATGCAGACGCCGATTTGACTGAGCACACGAAATTCTTCTCACTTGACCTCTTAAAGACACTCGGTAATGTGGACGCAGAATATGACGAAACTTCAATGTCAGGCGCAACTTCTTTTAACGGAGCTTCAGGAGACTACTCAACAGTTCTTGATAAGGGCTTCAACAAGTTCACAATGCCTCTCACAGGCGGCATCGATGGGCTTAACATCACTGAGATTGAGCCTTTCTGCGACACTCGCAGCGGAAGTTCCGCAGTTGATAACTACGCCTTCAACTCAATGAAGAAGGCTATCGACATGGTTTCAGACCCAGAGGTTGTTGAGTGTAACCTGATGGCTATTCCTGGCGTTGCTAACCCAGGCATTACAAGTCATTTGATTTCAACTTGTGAAAACAGAGCAGACGCACTTGCTGTAATCGATATCGAGCACGACTACACACCTCGTGGTTGGGACTTGCGGACCGAGTCACTAAGACTCCCAGACGTTAGTTTAGCAGTAAACAAACTTCGTGACAGAAGAATCAATTCAAGCTATGGCTGTGCTTACTTCCCTTGGGTTCAAGTAAGAGATGCAATGAGCGACAAGTTGGTCTGGATGCCGCCTTCAGTAGCGGCATTAGGCACAATGGCTTCATCAGCAGCGAAATCAGAATTATGGTTCGCACCTGCTGGTTTCACACGAGGCGGTCTTTCAAATGGCGCTGCTGGTCTTCCAGTAATCCAGACTCGTTATCGTTTGACTTCAAAGCACAGAGATTCACTCTACGAAGCGAACATTAACCCAATCGCTCAGTTCCCAGCAGAAGGAATTGTTATCTTCGGTCAGAAGACGCTTCAGGTCACACCATCTGCTCTTGATAGAATCAACGTTCGTCGTTTGATGGTTTACGTCAAGAAAGAGATTTCAAGAATGGCTGCTACTTTGTTGTTCGACCAGAACGTCGATTCAACTTGGAACAGATTCTTGTCAAAGGCAGAGCCTTTCTTGGCATCAGTCAAGTCTCGCTTTGGTCTTACAGAATATAGAGTTGTTCTTGACGAGACAACAACGACACCAGAGTTGGTTGATAGAAACATTATGTATGCTAAGGTTTTCTTGAAGCCAGCAAGAGCAATCGAGTTTATCGCTATTGATTTTGTTATTACAAACACTGGCGCTTCATTCGACGACTAAAAACAAAATAAAACTAGGCTGGATAATAAAAGTCCAGCCTAGTTATTTTACAAAAGATTACTTTTAAGGAGATTACTAACATGGCATTTTGGTCAGACGGCACAGGCAACGACCCTAAGAGAGGATTCAGATGGATTCTTCTTATGGACGACATTCCAGTTTATACAGTAAAGAAGGTTACAAAGCCTGCTTTTACAGTTCAGGAATCAACACATCAATACATTAATCACACCTACTATTACCCAGGAAGAGTAGAGTGGCAGACAGTCTCAATGACGTTGGTTGACCCAGTTCAGCCTGACGCAGCACAGACCTTAGTCGAAATCGTTCGTGACGCTGGTTATGCTCCAGCAATAGACGATACAGATTATGGAACAATGAGCAAGGCTAAATCTGTAAACTCACTTGGTAAGGTCAGAATTCGTCAGATTGATTCAGACGGAAAGATGATTGAAGAGTGGTCACTCAACAACGCTTGGGTTAAGGACGTTAAATTTGGCGACCTCGACTATTCGTCAGACGACCTTACAGAGATTGAGGTTGAACTGAGATATGACTGGGCAGAGATTGCTACAGCAAACGCAGGTGCCAGAGGCTCTACGAGAAACTGGGTTTAATTAAAAAAGCCCTTTACATTCCATTTATTTTATTCTATAATAAACCTACCATAATAAACGAAAGAAGGTGTTTATGCGAAACAACGAAGACAGGCTTGGGTCAAAGAAGACTCAAGCCAGTTCTCCTGCTGCTACGCAAGCAGCTACTGGTCCCGCACCATTAGACTTTGTAAGACCAACAACGATTGTAACATTGCCGTCTGAGGGAAAGTTCTATTCAGAGGACCACCCTCTCCACAATCAAGATATAATTGAGATTCGTCAAATGACAACAGCAGAAGAGGATATCCTCACAAGCAAATCTCTTTTGCAAAAGGGTACTGCTGTTGATAAGTTTCTTGAAAGAATCTTGATTGACTCAAGGGTTGGTCCTGACGACCTCTTAATCGGTGACAAGAACGCTGTAATGATTCAAGCAAGAATTGATGGCTATGGTTCAGACTACACAACCCAAGTAGCTTGTCCAGCTTGTGAGGCAAGACAGAAGTTTACCTTTGACCTTGAGGACAGTCTTGCAACAGTGGAGACAACCAATCTTGAAACTGTAACTCAGACAGAACAAGGAAACTTTCTTGTTACCCTTGATAACGATTGGGTCATTGAGTTCAGAGCACTTCTCGGTGTAGACGAAAAGAAGTTAGCTAAAGCAGCAGCAAACAAGAAAAAGGCAGGTCTTGCAGAATCTCCAGTTCAAGACCAGTTGAATGCAATTATTGTTTCCGTCTCAGGTCACACTGACCAGGCGACGATTGCAAAAGCAGTCCAGCACATGACTGGCAAGCAATCAAGAACAATCCGAGAGGCTTATTCAAAGTCTATTCCTAATGTTGAGCTTCGAAGTGAGTTCGCCTGTGGTAGTTGTGGAACGACTACTGAAATGGAGGTGCCGTTAACGGCGGACTTCTTTTGGGCTCGGACCTAAATACATGGAACAAGTCTATGAGACTTTCTTCTTCCTAAAATACTATGGAGGATGGAGTTTTATAGAAGCTTATAATCTTCCAGTCGGACTGCGAAGGTGGTTTGCTGAAAGATTAAATAAGCAAATGGAACAGGAAAACGAGGCAGTTAAAAAAGCCTCAAAGAAGAGGTGACCTTTGCCTTGTTCTGCAAGAAGCCAAGTTTTAACCGACTTGGCTTTTTTGTGCGTATAATTATGTTGTAAAGATGGAAGGAACTATAAAAATGTCAAAAAGTGAAAATAAAAGAATCGAGTCAAAAAGAAATCTAAGTAGACTAAAGCAGATACTTGAGAAGAGAGCAGAGACAAATAAACAGCCATTCCGAAGAAAAGCACAGAGACCACTTAGGTTCGCTTCGCTATTAGTTCTACTGTTTATAACAACCGCCTACACTACTCTAATTTCAAGCCTATTTATTTATTAGAAAAGACTAATTACATTTGATAAAATACATTTTGAGGATTACACAATGACCGACAATAATGAATTAACACCAATCGAAATCGACCTCGGAGCAGCAAGAAAGGGTCAGATGAATGAAATCTTTCTGCAACTGTTTGGTTCTGCTATTCAGGGGATACTCGGAGCAATGTTCGGAGGTGGTCAGATTCCAGTAAAGGTTAAGGGCAACAAAGAAGAGATTTCAGCCTTCGCCAAGACACTTGGTCGAGAAAAGAAATACATTAAGTCTGTAGCCAAATATGGTCTTAATGACCCACGAGTCTATAAAGACAAATTCAAGTTAAGACAACAGGTTTCAAAGTTCGAAAGAGCAACAGGAATTAAATATCCTTTCAAGGGATAATCGGGATGATAAGATAGATGGCTGACGTAACAGACCCAAAAGAACAAGCATGGCTTGAAAAACAGCTTGAGAGAAGCAAGGAACTCCTCGCCGTACAGGAGGAATTGCGAGATGCTGCGAAAGAGAGCGGCGAAGCGGTATTAGTTCAGTTAGAATATGAGGCAACCATTGCAGGAGAGCAAAAAAAACAACTTGAGATAAAGAGGCAGTTAGGTATCCTCACTGATGAGGAGCTTAAGAAATATACGAAAACCCTCAAAGACCTCGATGATGCCTTGAAAAAAATTAACAAGCAAAAGAAAGCCATCGCCTCTATTGGCAGCAAGGTAAAGTTCGTCGGCGAAGCTTGGAAAGACTCTTTTATCGGAGGTCTAATTGATTCAGGCGTCACTATCGACCAAATCGGTTCAAAGTTAAAAGAAACTTTTTCTCCAGCAAACATTACAGGCTCCTTCTTCCTTGCGATTCAGCAAGGAACTATGAAGGTAGTAGCCCAAGCTGGTCAGCTAAGAGGCGAAGTCATAGGGATGCAGGGAAGCATCGACGCCTTCGACGATGGCGTTATGGGAGCCAGCACAGGTGCAATGGCGTTCGGCGTCGGCATAGAAGAAGCCTCAAAAGCTTCAAATGCTCTATTCCAGTCGATGTCCTCTTTTTCACAGGCGTCAGGCACTCTCAAGAATGACCTTATTCAAACAGCAGCATCATTTGAGAACTTAGGAATCTCGGCATCAACCTTCGGCGCAAACATGCAAATAGCGGAAAAGAGCTTTGGCATGACTGGAAGAGAAGCTCTAAACCTTCAAAAGGGAATGGCACGCTTTTCTATGGGGATTGGAGTCTCAAGTGGCAAGCTCGCAGAAGACTTTAGTGCAAACGCTCAAAGCTTTGTTGCTTATGGTGATGCAGGCATCGAGATGTTCAAAGACTTGGCGAGACAGTCAAAACAGACTGGCATCGCAATGAACGACCTTCTTTCAATCACTCAACAGTTCGATACTTTCGAAGGAGCAGCGGACGCAGCAGGGAAGCTTAATGCTGTTCTCGGCGGAGGTATTGTTGATTCAATGCAGCTACTCGGAGCAACCGAGGCACAAAGAATTGATATTCTTAGAAACTCTGTAGCAGCTTCAGGAAAGTCTTTCGATTCAATGGACCGCTTTGAACAGATGGCAGTTGCAAATGCAGCAGGCATCAGCGACATGACAAAGGCTACGGCAATGTTTAGTGAAAAAGCCAGACGCAATGCAAAAGATGTTAACGGCAGTGCAATCTCTCAAGAAAAACTAGAAGAGATTCAGAGAAAATCTACAGCAACAACCAAAGACTTAAGCTTGATAATGGATTCCTTTGCTGTCGCCGTGGGACCAATTGTCTCTATCATCAAATTCTTCACTAACGGCTTTTTGCAACTCAACGACGCTTTAGGCGGAACCCTTACTTATCTTATTGGTGCAGGAATTCTTATTTCGAAATGGACCTCTCTCATCGCCATCGCAGCAAAGACTCAAAAGGCTTGGGTCGCTATAAAAGCATTTGCTAGTATCCTCAGAAAGAAAGAGTTTGCTGAAAAGGTGGCACTTGCGATAAAGAACTACAACCTCGCAGCTTCACAGGCGGTCGTAAACACAACGGCAACCGCAAGCCGATTTTCCCTGCTGGCAATGGGTCAAGCCCTCGGAGCCTTCGGTACCGCCGCCGCCCCAGCGATACCAATTCTTCTAACAATCGGTGCAGTGTTCCTTATGATTGGCATCGGAATCGGCATCGCTGCGGCAGGCTTATCGCTTCTCGCAGATTCGGCATCAACCCTGTTCGGAACCCTGCTCGACGCTGGACCAGTTAAGATGATAGAGATGGCATCGGCTACTTACGATTTTTCTAGTTCTATGTTCGCCCTCGGTTTTGCGGTCCAATCCGTTGCGCCAAGCCTTCTGCTCATGGTAGCAACGCTGCCGTTGATTGGACTGATGTTTGCACTAATGTCAAGCTCGGTTACAGAGGTCGCCAACGGAATAAGTTCAATGGCAGATTCACTTGCTTCAATCTCCTCCGAAGGCGGCATAATAGAATTTACAAGGCAGGTAGGCGAGATTACTACAGACAACGTAGACAACTTGTCAGCACTTATGGACCAAGCAGAAAGATATGTCGAAGTCCAGACTTCGCTAAAGATAGGTGCTCTTGTTGACCCATTCGTCGAAGCACTAAAACAGATGACTTCTATCGTAGCTCCAGCAGCTAAGGCAGCAGGCTCAGGCTCAAAAGAAATCGTCCTTGTTCTTGATGATAGAGAATTTGGTCGAGCAGTAACAGACGTCATCGATGATAAAATGAACATTTCAATGGCATAGGGGGAAAGGTAGATGGGAATAGAAAACAAAGGGTTTACAAACAACGGCGGAATATTCGTCAATAGCATGGACGACCCAACAATAGCACAGGCACTAAAGCATGGGCACCGACTAGAATTCTTCCATGTTCCATCATCCTCCGTCGTTGACTTCAAGGCAATGATTACAAGCTTTTCAGACAACTACGAGTCTTCTTACGATAGCGAAGACGTCTATGGAAGAATGGACCCTATTCAGACTTTTAAATCAACAAGGAGAACTGTGACAGTTGACTTTGATGTTGTAGCAGCCTCATTAGCCGAGGCTAAACAGAACAAGGAGAAATGTGCCCTCTTACTTAATATGCTTTATCCTGTCTACTCTGCACCAGATGGAGCAGGGGCTTCAAGTTTAAAGGCACCACCACTTTTCAAAGTGTTATTCGGAAACTTGATAATGGATTCTTCATCAGGCTCAAGAGTTCCTGGTTCAGCAGCCGAAGGTGGTCTTCTTGGAACGGTTTCAGGCTTCAACTTTCAGCCCGAAGTGGAAATAGGATTCTTTTCAGAAGACTCTGGTGCATTATACCCAAAGGTTGTAAAACTTCAGTGTCAATTAACAGTTCAGCACCAGCATAAGTTAGGCTGGGATAGTAACGGTCAACCCTTTAACGGCAGCTTCCCCTATGGAGAGACATCAGGAAAGGCTCAGGAAGAGGCAGCATCAGCACCTGCGCCTCAAGAACCACTTATGAGCTTGCCAGAGGCTGAAGGTGATTTATTACAGTCAGTGGACCCACAAGCAGAGAAAAAAGAAGCAGAGGAAGCAGCGATGATGTCGTTGCCCAACGGAGGATAATTTAAGATGGCATCACGTTATGACGATAGAGTAATTTTTGAAAATGACGAAGAAGTCTATGAAGAGTTAATTGAGTCGAGAGGAAAGAAAAAGATTTCTCATTATTCAACAGCAAAGATAAACCACCCCAAAGCAAAAGATTTTCAGGGTCTCACCACTCTTAAACACGTTTGGAAGATTGGAGACCGTTTCTACAAGTTGTCAAACAAATACTATGGTAGCACCAAGTTTTGGTGGGTAATTTCAATTTTCAATAAAAAGCCAACAGAGTCAGATGTTTCTCTCGGCGAAGAGTTGACAATTCCAATGCCTCTTGACAGAGCAATGGAAATAGTAAAGGGAAGATAGTCATCAATGGCAAAGGACAAAGACAAATTTACTCAAGCTGACGAACAGTGTTACCTGAACAGGCTAGTTTTAGGTCAATTCGACCGAGGACTTCCGTCCATCTCGAAAGGCAATTACATAACTCTTCGTGGCAATGCTCCTGAATCGATAGTGAAACTATCAAGAGTAGAAGACTTGTCAAGCTTCATTAACATCGAACCGCACTTATTGTCAGCATTGGTTCCAAGAGTTAGATTTTTCAGGGCTTCCTACGACCCTGTTAGCAACGCTTCTTTGAACAAGGAAGTTGAGTTCATTTTTAATGACCACTTTTCGAAGCAAGACGTGGAAAGAATTACGACCAGCAGAAGTGGACGAGGCTATGGCGTCGGTCTAAAATCCTTTTCCTTCGACTACGCTGGCACAACTCCCGCAACATCTGACAGCATTATTGAATGCAACATGAAGCTTCACTTTAATTCTTTAGATGACCTGTTCTCAGTCGGAGACAACGGTATTGCTTTTAAAGACCTCATAACCCCTTCGTCGAGAGAAGTAGGTCAAGACCAAAACCAACCTGGACCAACTCAATACAATCCAGACTACTTTAGAATAAAAGTAGTAGTAGGTTACGCTGACCCTATCGGGAAGGTCTGGGAGAGTCAACCTAAAGCCTTGATTGAACAAATAAAAAAAACGAAAAGGGTCTTTTATCTTACGATAGTGAAACATGACCTTGACTTTAAGGACAATGGTACGATGTCCTTAAGCATCGACTATCACGCCTACGTGGAGAAGGCACTACAGGAGGAAGACTCTGATGTATTTAGGTCACTGCTTTCTCCAGAAGACCGTGTAAAGCTCGATAAAGAGAGAAATAATTATAAAAAGGTTACAAAGAAGCCAAGTGATGGAGAGAAGTGCAAAGATGAAGATGCTGAAGAGGAAAGAGAAGAAAAGATAAAAGCTTCAGAAGAAGGGTTGTTGACAATAAAAGGCAAAGCTTATTCAACACTGTTAACATCTATGTTTGAAAAAAACAGAGTGTTCACAGCTAATGTTACTAGCTTGAAATCACTCAAAGAATTGACAAACGGTGCCACAGGCGAAGACATAAGATTTGGCAGACCTGGCAAGGAGTCCGCCGACTACATGAAGCTTGTCAAAGAAGCGATAAACAATACCGACACCTCGGACACCTTAATTTTCGACAACAGAAGTGATGACATAGATGATGCGATTGAAAAGCTGACTGCGAGAAGGACAGGATTGTTTTCAACTAAAAAAAGAAACCAATATAGGTTTGACTTTTTCTTTTTGGGAGACCTTTTGGACGTCGCCCTTACAACGATTAGCGACGAGAAGGCTAGGTTTAAGAATACAAAGGTTCTCGTTGGAGATGTGCCATATCTAAATTCCCGCACAGGCACCCTGAGTTACATAAACATGTCAGAAATCCCAATTTCTATGAATACCTACGCTCAATGGTTTTTAGATTCTGTTGTAAGGACGGGACAGAAGGACACTTATCCCTTTAACGATTTTGTAAGAGACCTTTTTAACAATCTTGTTCAGCCTATCTTGTCGCCAAAGGGTTGTAAAGATGACGAAAAAAACCGCTGCGGTGACATTGGAGCGATTAGACCTACATTTTCAAGTGAGATATTTGAAATTCCTCTAATCCCAGGGTCTTCAAGGCTATGTCCACTGACCTACAAAGACATGTCCGTGAAGAGTGGTAACGTTTTTTCAAGAGATTTGCAAAGACTTCCACCTCCAAGTTCGATTTCAGAGAATGCGACCTATATCTACTACTATGCTAGAAGTAAGGCAGAAACAGTCTTCACCCCCCAAGCAGGCGATTCGAGAGAAGGGGGAGACAATAAAAGAGGCATTTACCACTTCAGGGCTGCAAGAAACAGGGGACTGGTTAAGTCGATTAAGTTTAAGAAGCAAGACCAGAAGTATCTAAAAGAAGCCAGAATGGTAAAAGACGGAGGCACTTCAACAGGAATCCTTAGAGAAAGATATAATGCGAACATCGTGATGAACGGCTTACCAACTCTTCGACCAGGAATGTTAGCCTACATCCCACCAGATTCATTTGGAATTGGAAGCAGTTCAATGGCGAACGAACTCGGCATCGGAGGCTATTATAGTATTATAAAAGTTCTCAACAGGATTGATAGCAAGTTTGAAACAGAGATTGAGTGTTCCTGGCAAAGCAATGGCACTGGAAAGCAAGATGAGTCTTGCTGTGCTCCAAACGAAGACCCCTGCGACCAGAAGGTTGAGAAGCCCAAGGCAGCGATAGATAAGACAAAGAAGACAAAGGTGGTGGGCACTGGAGATGTTGTTAGAACACCTGCCTTTAATCCATATGCAGTGCCAGTGCCAGGCGAGGGACAAGGACCATAATGAAACATTTATTTAAGAAAAACATAAGAAATGTAAAAGAAGAAGAAATCCCAAGGGGAAATAACGACTTGACATCCCTGGCTTCGTTCTTCCAAGACGAGCTTTATGACAAGTCTTACCCTGGTTTCCAGAACCCAGAGTCGCTTGACCTTCACGATGGATTAAAAGCTCTTTACGGAAAGGTTGATGGTCAAATGTATGCCGTGATGCCTAGAGTCGAAAAGATGACACAAATTTTGTCAGAGAGTGATGAAAGCTATTTCGTTCTCGATTTTGTAAATGAAAACTTTCAAGACATGGTGGAATACTACAATAAGCTCAAGAACATTGGAAAGGTTCAAGATGTAGGCGTCTATGCGAACATCGAGCCTGTAAGAGCTTGGACGAATCCAGAACCTCTCTACCAGAGTTTCAAAGAAACAATGTTTTCACAATTTTCAGAAACCTTTGTTACGCCAACAGTGGATAGCCAGATAAAAGACTACTCTTCATTCGAAAAGGTGTTTCTTAGTTTCATGGCTATGATTACACCCCAGTTTCCTTTTACGAGAACAGAGTTCCTATTAAACGGTCTCAACTCACCAATGAACTCTGGCTTGGCTATAGAGATTTCAAATCAAGATTGTTCCGACGACTACACTAAATTTGCAGGATTCCTCAAAGACCCTAATTATCAAATCTTCACAAGAGCAGCCAAGCGATTTGGATTCAAGGTTGACAAGAATGCACCTTGGAGGCTAATCTGTGATTTAAAATCACCATTCGTTAAGGAAAGGCTGGTCGAGGGGGGAATCTTAAGTTTTGACGAAATCTTTCAAAACTATTATGATAGGACTTGTTCATCAGAAGTCCAAAACCTCAAAGATTTTATGTTAACCGCTTATAACGCCTACGTCAGAACATTTCCACAATATCAGGAACTGACTACTTCGCCATGCTCGAACACTGCGTCGAGAAAAGTAAAGAAGAGGTTTCCATTTAGCGTAAAGCAAGCAGACGACGAGATTAGACCTTCACATTGGATTCGCTTAATGGCTTACACTCGGTCCCTTGAAACATCATACCAGTGGGAGCAAGCCCAGTTTGACTTCTTAATAAAACAAGCCTATGAGATTTTACTTTACAAAGGAGAGAAAGTAGCTTATAATTTTGTTGAATCGCATTTCACGGATAGGTCTAATGAAATTTTTCAAAAAAAGACCTTGACAAAAGACGATGCTTTTGATAACCTAGTTAAGAAGTCGCCCTCTCAATTAAAATTCTAAGAAAGGCTCTAATGCTTTTTCAAACTCTGGACGATAAAAAAGAATGTATAGGTGTCTTCACCGAAGGCGAATTGCATTTTGACAACATCCCAGAAAACTTAACACACACTTGGGCATATTCTCCCTCGTTCGGAAATGAAGGAATAGAGTTCGCACAGATTTATTGTGAGGGCAAGTCTTTATCCGAAGTTTGCCCAGAGCATCTTGCTGGTGACTTGGAAAGAGTGTCTTCTAAAATGAAGGCATTTATAAAGTCTTTCAGCGCAGCAAAGATTTCCCTAAACGAGCATTGCTTCTACGACCTTGTTCCGATAAGATTCTTATTAGAGTTCTACAACGTAAAGAATCAAATCTGTGAATGGGTTTTCCAAAACTACGAAAAGCCTGCTAACCATTCCTTTCTCGCAAAGGCGATGAAAATGGCTTCTGAGATAAGCCACCAGACCTTCGAGATAGATAAAACTGCTCTAAACAAACACGCCGCAGAAGAGCGAGCAAGGCACCTTAGACAGAAGTTGGGAAATGGACCACAAAGCGTGAACTATAACGTGTTCGGGAGCATAACGGGTCGTTTAACGACCTCTAAGAGCAGCTTTCCTATTCTAACATTAGACAAGAAGTTTCGCAAGGTAATAAAACCAAAAAACGACTGGTTGGTTGAGATAGATTTCAACGCAGCAGAGCTAAGAAC